CTGTATTAATATTAGCTGTGATTGCACTTAAAGCATTTACGTTAGCAATAGTAGGGCCAGCTTCTGGAGCACCAGTAGAGGCATTAAAGCCAAGCACTGTTCCTTTCCTAGTGGCTACTATTGGCAGCGTTAAATCAACTGAGGTATCAAACTGGTCAACCTTTAATGTGTTGTTATTAACTTGGTCTTCAACCTGTTGAGCCATCAAAACAATCTTATCTAAATCATCGTTAAGTGTTTCAGCAAGAAGATCACCATTAGCCTGATAGTCAGAAGTTCTTGATATAGCCATATCACGATGGATAGTAACTATGTCACCATTAGAAGCACCAGTTCCTAGCGTTACGTTGCCACCATTAGCACTCTGAACTCCAGATACGCTGTAATGTGTACTAAGGCTTTTTAAAGTTGAGCCTATATAAACTTTTATATCAGTTTCAGCAAATATGGGAAATGAGTAAGCAAATACTGTTTGGTTTGCTGATGCTGTATATTGATTTTTAGGTGTTATGTCACCTATTACTATTGTTGCCATACTATTGTCCTATTCCTGTAAATGATGAGTCATATGCCATGCCTTTTAAGTTTTCTTTTTCAATGACTCTTGCAAGGAAGTCAGCATGTAAAGGCTCGCTTGTATCTGTCAATAATTTTTTTATAGCAGCTTGTTTAAATTTATTAATAACATTTGTTATTAGTGCTGCTCTGCTTCCATCAGGGCCATCAGTCATTCGCTTATCTAAATACATTGGACTGTTTATTACTGCTGCCAAAGTGTCATGTAGGTTTAAACCTTTGTATGGGCCTTTTGTATCTTTTATCTCTTGTCCAGTAAGAACGACTAAACGGTCATACTCTTCTAGGGTATAAGGTGTTCTGAATTTTCCTGTTCCATAGAATTTTCTATGCATTCTCACACCAGCTTCTTGCTTAACTATTTCATCAGCAACAGGATCATTTTCAGATTTAGATGTATAGACTGGTGAAACAAAATCCCAGCCTAGTCCACCCTGTAAAATTATTGGTTTGCCAAAAATGTTTCTTCTTGGTGGTAAGTTTGCTGAAAAATATGGAGTTCTTGAAGCAATCTGATCCCAAATGCCATCGACCTCATTTAATGTAGGGTCTAGAGTTCTTTCAATCTGCCCTACTAAAGAAGTAGCTGGTGTAAATGATGCAACTAATCTTTCAACATAAGCTGGCCCAAATCTTTCCATATCATCAGCTGCTTTTACAAAGTTAGATATACCTTCCATGTATGACTTGTTTTGGACATTTGAAGCTACTGCTGAGATAGCAGCCATAGCGTATTCCATGCCATCTAAGTCATCACCATATTGAATAACTTCAGCAGTGTCAGCTGCTAGTCCAAGAAACATACCTACAGGGTCTAATCTATTAAATGAATAGTACTTGCCTTCAGTATCAACATAAGAATAAGGTTGCCATCCTGTAAGTCTTAAAGCATCTCTATGCTCTTTATTAGCTGGGCCTCTACCAGTAATTTTTCCAGACAAAGCCATTTCGTAACCCATAAACAAAGCTGCACTACCCATACTCATACGGGCTAAAGCTACATCTCTTTTAACGCCACCAGCTTGTACATCAGCCCACATCTGTTTGTTAAATGGTGTGCGATGAGCTGTGTATTTGATAATGTTTGTTGGAGTTCTAACAAATGGAAGAATAATTTTAGCTGGTGGAAAATTGTTTATAAACTTTTGAGCTGCTTTACCACTATCACCTAAGTCATTTGTAAACGTCTGGTATTTAGAAGCGTCAACAGCTCCAAGATGTATTTCTTCTGTAGGATTTTCTATAAGCTCTCTTACTCTTGCACCAAATTCAGCACCTTCTAAGCCTTCCCCTTTAGCAGTTCTGTAAGCAAGAGAGTTAAGCTCCATACGATAGCCAACAGACTTAAAGAACTCATCTTCAGCACCTAAAAATTTAGAAGGCAATCGAATAACCCAATCACCAAAAAAGTCAACACCTTTTGCAACACTACTACCAGCTTTTATATCAAACAATGCTCCACCCATATGATCTATGTTTTCAGCACTAAAAGCATTATATTTACGAGCTTCATATTTCATTGCTGGGTCTGAAGTTTCGCCTGTTTTTAATGACTTGTATGCCAATCTAAAGCCATCACGCATACCAGCAGCATGTCCATACATTTGAGCCATAGCCTCACCGTATTGAATGCCATCATTAGTTTGCCTAAACATACCATTACCTGTAATTTCAAGGTTGTCTAAAGGACTTAAAACTTTTCTAAATGTTGCTGCAAGAAATCTTTCAGGAACAGCTAATCCAGAAACAAGAAGATTTGATGACATATTAACAACGTGTGTTGCTGGGGATGATAGTAGAGAATTAATCCAATATTCTAAAACTAAGTCTGTGCTGTTTGCAAAATGAGCTTTCTCTAATCTTGCAGTAACTTGTGTTAAATCTTTAGAATCTAAGATAACATCTGCAAGCTTACTAATTGCTTTTTCACCACCATATTTATCAACTGCTGTTTGCAGCTGTGTTCTGTAAATAGAAGAACCTTGACCCATATCAGCACCAACTGGAATACGCCAAGCATTTAAAGCTCTTCCTGAATCAGCAGCCATACCAGCTACTGCTTGTTGAATTCCAACATGCGATGATATTGCTTGTCTAAATTTAAGTTGAAAGTTTACGTCACCTTCACCAGCTTGGACTTTTAAAGCCATATTGCGAAGATTGTCAGCAGACTCTTGTAATAGTATTCTTGCACCAGCAACTCTTGAAGGTGTTACACCATCACCTAACTTATAACCTATTATTCTTTCAAGCTCTGGTACAGAAGAATTTTTTGCATTCTTTAAGGTTTGATCAAAAGACTCTGGGCCTCCACCTCTAGCTTGTACAAAGTTATCTGTTTTGCTTCCAATAAAATCAATAACGCTTATCAACTCATCAGGATCAGTAATATTACTAAGGTTGTAGTTTCTGCCATCAAAGCTAAGATTTGATTGTCTTTTTGGATTTACAGGTGCAGATGTATCTAATATTTCATCTGCTGTTTTAGGAACATCAAGATTAGTAGTATCAACAACTTCTAATGGTTTGCTTGGAGGAGCTATTGGTTTAGAATTATCTATGTTAGACGCATTAATAGTTGCAGCATTAGGTTCTGTTTTTTCTACAGTATCTTTTAATGCACCAGTGTTTGCTTTTTCTATTACCTCATCGCCTCTAGTTTTCATAGAACCATAGAAGCCTCTAAACATTGAATTAGCTACGCCCATTAAGCTGTGCCTCCTAAGAATAATTGTTTTTCAGCTTGTCTTCTTGTAACCAAACCGTTTAATACTTTGCCACCAGATTTAACAAAACCAATCTTAGGATCAAACGCTTCTTTGAGGAATGTGTCTATGTCACCCTTGTTTAATGCTTTAAGAGCTTTAGATTTTTTGAAATTGCCTTGACCAACATTGAATACTAATGAAACAATAGCTGCTCTTTGATTTGATGATAGTTCTGTTGTAACAAGCTTATCAACTGCTGTTTCAGCAACTGCTAAGTCTTCTTGAAAAAATTCTTCAGCTTGGGCCTCTGTAATCTGCTCGCCTTTAGCGACTCTATTAGTAGAGCCATATCCAGCAGTTACTAATCCAGCTTCTTGTTCTGATTCTGTGGCGTAATAGCCTTTGTCTTGATAACCCTCAAAAGACTTAATAAAGTCTCCAGTGGTTTGTTGCTCTGGTTCAGCATAATAAAATGCTGCTGGTACTACTGTGGAGGAGCTTGTTGATCCTTTTGATCCTTCATCCCAGCCGTATTCTTTGGCATATCTTTGTCTGACTTCTTCAGCTTTTTGATCGTATTTACTGACCAGCCCCCTGTAAATAGAGGATGATCTTTCGCTAAGACCTTGTTCGTAACCTTGCCCATTTTTGTTTTTACTCCAATCGTTTTCTAAGAGTTTACCATCTGACTTAAATGACGCTATAGTAGAATCAGGCAAATCAGCTGCTATTATAGCATTATTGACCTTTTGTTTAAAGGTTTTGTTATCAATATCATCACTGTAATTAATAAGCTCAACACCGTTTTTACTAGGTATTGGTGAAGTCCAAGAATCACCAAATTCTGCCTCTAATGCTCTGTATAGTTTTTCTGTTTCTTCTTGAGTCAATCCTCTAGCATCAGTCAGCTCAACTAACACACCATTTGACTCTTTCATGTTTTTAGCACTAAAAGCTCTTCTGTAAGATACACCATCTTGTTTAAAGACTGTTCCTACAACACTGGCATATATGTCCATTAGCTCTTGATCAGCTGGATTTATTCCACCATCTGCTGTTCCAGACATTACTGCTCTAAGTTGAACGCTAGTATTAACATCACCCATCCAGCCACCAAAGCCAGTAAAGTTATCTGGTGACAATATGCCTATCTCTTTTGCTAACCCATCAATACCATCTTCATCTAAAAATATGTCATACATATCCTTTGTAAAAGAAGCTTGCTCTTGTGGCGATGCATTATGTATTCCTGAAAGCACATTTGACGTTCTTGAAGGTATAGCTTCTAATGCAATGTTTCCAAGATTATCTTCTAAGCCATTAGAATAATCATATGCTGCTTTTAGCATTTGTGATTCATCAAAATCTGCTTCAAATACTTTCTCATTAAAATATTTGTCGTACTTCTTTTGATATTTAGGAAGCACTTCACCAGCAGAATTAATCCAGCCTTTTTCTTTAGCATGTTTAGCTATAGAAGATTTGACAGGATCAAACCTACCTTTAACAGCAACCCATACTGCTGCCTGTACTTGATGTGGATTCCAACCAAATCGAGTAGCAATGTTTTGAGTTACTCTTTCCATGTTTTCGTATTGAGCAGCTGTTGGAGAGTCAGAGTCTAAATTAAATGCTCTAGCCATCCACATATCTTGAGTTGTAGGCAGATCAGCAGCTACTTTAGGGTCAATGTTAACCATGAGATTACGATAGAATGAGTTTGTCTTTCTGCCTTCCCATGGAACACCATTTAAAATATTTGTAATCTTTTCACTTTGTGCTTTAGGAAATCTTCCTGTATCAATTGGTAGTCCAGCCTTCCATTGTGAATACGCCTTCAAAGCAAAGCCTGTATTTGTTTTAACGCCAGTAGACTGAGACGTAACTGCAATAAGTTGAGCTAGTATTTCAGCTTCTTTTGGATCATTGCCAGCCATCTTTAAAATTGCAGTAGATGAATTCTCATACCACATTTTTCCTTTCTCACCTTCTTTAGCAAAAGCCTCAAGTTGTTTAATGAGCTTTGTCATTTTCTGTGGTGTGTTTATTGTTTTATTAAATCCAACATAAGTACCATCTTTATTACGTTTAAAGTCTGCTGCTTTAAGAGGGGTCACATTAGTAGCATTTATTGATACGCCACTGTTGTCTACAACAAAACTTCTAGGGTCTGGTATGCCACCTTTAGCTAATATTTCAATAAACTTATCAGGGTCTGTTTCCATCATTGTTTTTTTAAGAAACTTAAAGCCCTCCATAAGTCCTTGAACACCGACAGCAAGACCAACACCCTCAAGTACTGATTTAGCTCTAAATGCTAATCTTTCAGCAGCGTCTGCATCTTCACCAACTGGAGCTCCTAAGAATTCTGTAACTGCTCCTATTGGATTGTCTTCATCTATAAAATCTAACTCATTAAGTAATGTTGAAATGTTTCCAAGCTCTGGATCAAAGGAAGCATCTGCTACTCCAGCAGCTAACATCTGATTAAAGAATTGTTTTGTTTTACTACCTACTTTAACAACACTTTGCATGCCACCTAATCCAGCGAATATTGACATAAATTGAGTCAACCCTCTGACAACCCCTTCTGTTGTAGAATCAGGGTTAGATGCAAGTATTTCAGGAATCTTAGCCCAATCATCTTCGGACACACCCTCACCACCGTTGCCTTCTACAATAAAGTTATTAAAGTCTCTAGCAATATCTAGGATGCCTTGACCAGCGTCTGTAATACCAAGAGTCATTCCACTGACTACAGGGTTATTAAAAAAAGGGGCAATAATAGGAGTAGCAAGCCTTTGTCCTTTTTCTGGAAGAGCATTAAATAAATTCATTAATACGCCTTCGTTGTCATCAGTAAGTTTTAAATTAGGTGAATCACCTAAATATCTGTCGTTGTTTTCTGAACCATCCATGGTAGGTATGTCAGAGGTGTCATCCATAACTAAACTGCCTACGTTTCCAAAGTTGTCTACGTTAAAAGAAACGTCTGGAGCTTCTTGTGGTGGCAATGAAGCAAGATGAATATCTTTAGCATGTTGGACTGAATGAATGTATGAATCATTATCAGTAAGGGTTTTAGTGTAATCACTTACAGCATTGTCTGATCCATACACTGGTGATAATCCTTTATATGGCATCAGTCCATATCCTTTTTTAGATAAGCTCTTAAATCTTTAATTAATTTTTCAGCTTCTTCTTCATTAAATATTCCAGCGTCTAAATCAGCTCCTATCTTTAACTGAGTAGCATATCCATCGACATTATCTACAGTACCCACCCAGTAACTATTAAAGCCACCTTTTGTAGTATACGAATCATTCCAATCACGATTACTGCCTGATCCTAATGGTAGTTTTTCTGCTTTGTCATCTTCTGCTTTGTATTTATTAATAATTTCAGTATAAATTTCAATTGCTTCTTCACCCCCTTCAACTCTTCGATAAAGTTCTTCTTGAGCAAATCGCATTCTTACTAAATCGTCTTCACTAATTCCTGATGATGGGAATAAAGACATACCAGAATCAGACACACCAAAAGATTTGGCAATTGCTGAGTTGGCTTGACTAAAAAATGGTTGAGCTGTTACTTTACTTGCTGATACTGCTTTTGTTAAATAAGACGCAGCTGAATCACCTGATATTGTTTTGTTTCTTAACTCTTCGGCAATTAAAGCAGTCTTATCTTTTTGCGACAGCTCTGGATTTATCATATCTTGGGTTAAATCCCATTTAATAGTTTCATCCTCTTTAAAGTATTTGTTACTTGCCATTGCTTCTAACAAATCACTGTATTGTGTATCGTTTATGTCATTAGCACGCCAAGCATCGTATAGATTAGGTTCATTAATTTCACCACCAGTTTGTAACCCAGCTAGTAATGCAGTATAAGTTTCTAATTGAGAATCTACTAGGGCTTCATCTTCTTCAGTTTCTTTTGCAGCAGCTGCTTTATCAAAGTCACCCAGATAGCCATTAAGCTCATCGTAAATACTTAGTTTGAGCTCTTCAGATATTTTTACGCCTTCAGGTATTAAAGCACCAAGATAACTTCTATCTCTTAGGAACTTGTTTGGATTTGTATAAAATTCAGATAAGGCATTTACGCCATTGTTGTTATTAATTTCTTCTGTAATCTGTTTACCAACAACGCCAACAAGATATTTTGTTTGCATTTTTTCTTCAAAAGCTAAAGCCACTTCAGGATCAACATCATGGACAGTAACTAAGTCATTAATCTTAGCTGTCATTTTTTGCCACTGCTTCAAAGTCTCAACTTGATAATCAGCAAAATCATCAGACATTTGAGCGTCAATAGGCATGTCATAAAATTGTTCTATATAGCTACCAGCTGTATAAACATAATCATCAACATCTGCTACTAAATTAACCTTGGCAACATTGTAAGCATTTTCTTTAAGAATCTTTTGTTCAGCTTCATAAGGTTTTTCACCATACTTTTGTCTCTTTAGATCAATCATTCTTTTCAGACCAGCTGATGCACCAACCATGCCTTCTAAGCCTTCGTAATCCATCCATATTTTTGCTTGAGCATCAAACTCAGCAAGATAGGCTTGATAATCATTAGGGTTGTTTATTGATGCTTTATGAGCTGCTTCAATAATGTCTGCCTCTTTACCATCCAGATAAGTTTTAGTAGCAAGGGTGTTAGCTTTTAACTCAGCAGCTTGTTTTGCTTTTTCACTAGCCATTAAGTTTCTAGTAGTACTTCCTATCTGCGATGAAAAATTATCTAAGGTTTGAGCCAATGCTTTATAAACATTAGCTTCAGACATATCTGTCTCTTGTGTTTGTCTAAGTACAGTTCTGTTGTATTCTGGTATTGCCATTATTAAACCATTGTGTTTGCAGCACCCATAACTCCACCGAGTATTGAGCTTCTTGCTCTAATTCGACCAATGCGAACAGCTGCATCTGCTGAGTTGTTGTAAGTACGTATTTGTTGTCTAGTATTAATAAGATCAGCACCTTGATCTAGTTCAAACATTTCATAAGACCTTGCAGCAACAATAGTTGGTGAACCAGTAAATGAATCAACGCCAGAGGTTGACCAATAAGCTCTTTGTGCTGCTCTCACTTTTCTTAATTGTACTAAGCGTGTAAGCTCTCTGTCTTTAGCTGCACTTTCTGCACTTTCAGCCTTATCTCTAAGTGCTTGTGCCTCTGCTTCACCTGATGCTCGATGTGCTGATGCAGCTTGTTGTGATGCTGCTATTTGGGCCATTGCTCCGATTACTTGCATTATCCTGTTACCTGTAATTCAATTGTTAAACCTAATAAAGTCAAAGGCAATGGATCAGTCTGAGTAACTGTGACTTGTGCTGTCTTTGAATAACCTAATATTGGAAGAGTTCTAATTCCTGTAAATATTTCTGGAGCTTTACCTAAAACATTTGCACCTAGATTTTTGTTTGGAACAACTTTGCCATTAATCTTTAAGCCACTTGACTCATGCAGCTGTGCTGATACTTTTGATATTCTTCTTTTCTTAACACTAACTGGCCCACTTTGCAGACTTATAGCTGAAGGCATTGTTTTAATTGTTACGTCAAAATTAATACCAACTTCAACATCAGTGACTACTCTATTCAATGTAACACTGCCACTTGAAGGAGTAGCATTAGCCATTACTGTATTAGTTTTGCCACCACTAGCTGTAGCTAATGAGTTAGCTCGAACACGACATTCTTTTCCATCTAAATGATTTAGACCAGTTACTGTTGCTGATGAAGACTGAGATTTTCTTACAGAAGAATCAGTAAAGTTGTTCTCATCTAAAGCTTCAATAAGGTATTTAGTAGAACCACCTAGAGTTCTTTCTACCCAGATATAAACCACATCTTCTACAACTGCTACATCTTGAATGAGGCCATCAGTTTTAAATTTAGTCCAAGCCATAACTTTTTCAGCTCGGTTGGTATTAAACACGCCCATAGTGCCATCATTGTTAACTACAAATAGATAGTTACCTTCGTTGTTAACATCACCTGTTTGACTAGCCATGGCTTTTGGCAGACCACTCCCCATTATATGAGGGGCAAGCAAGTTCACCTCAGAGGAGACATAAGACGCTTCAGTGTATGTGAATATAAACTCACGCACTTGCTTACCGTTCCTTTGTATAAACATAGTCGCACCATCAGTATTAATTGGGCGAACATTTTTTAATACACCATATCTTGTTTGTCTTGAAACACGTACTGCTGAAGGTTTAATAGGTGAGTCAGGAATAAAAAACTCACCACCAGATGTAAAAATCTGTAAATGCCTACCAGAGACAAGATGAAAAATTGCGTTAACTTGGTCTGTGTCTAATGTAATGTCAATTGATTCATCATCACCACCAACACCTCTATCAAAATTAAAGAACTCACCAATGACACTACCCCATAATGTTTGAGGTCTTTTAGTTGAATTACCCATCCATAATCTTGACTCATGGAAAGTAACAGTAGCTGGATAACCTTTAGCATCTGACCAAACTGGTTCTTCTAAACTAACGTCAACACCATCTAAGGTGTTTTGATTTATAAACTCTTTTAAAAGTTTTCCTGTAATTGTTTTAGCTGATGTATTAACTGACTCAATTCTTATAACACCACCATTGCCTTCAAACAATCCACCTACATGACTAGAGGTAATTTTGCTTGCTTGATTACAAGTAACTGTTACGTCACCACCAATTGCATTAAAACCACTGCCTATTGCAAATGTACTACTGTCATAGTTTTGATCAAAATCAAAAGTTGGTTGGTATGGAAATGTAATTGTAGAAAGTGTCCAAGTAGAATGCGAACCACCTCTAACTACACTTCTTGGAGCATATGCATTATGAACAATAATTAAAGTATCAGCTGACTGAGTAACATTTAATTCTTTAATTTGTGTTGCGTTATAAGGTGTTGCTATATAGTCATTACCTGAACCGTTTAAACCTGTTTGTTTAACACCATCTTTATAAACATACATTTTGGAAGCTGTGAATACTAGTAAATATGTTTGTGTGACATTAAACTCAAAGGTAACAAAACGTGCAGCGTTTTCTGTATGGGCACTTATATATTTCATGCCTCCTCTTCTTTTCACGCCACCTTGACTTAAACAAATAACATTAGTTAATGTTTCTGCTCCTTTGTAATAGCCATCATAATCATAACGAGCTGCTAATCTTGGGTCTAATTCACCAGACGTAAATTGTGTTTGTGCAATAGAGACCTTTGACATTTAGCCTCTGAAATTAATTAAAGATGAATTGCCAGCTGGAGCACTCGATGGTGTCATCTGAGAGTCAATAGTCTTCGCTTTGGCTAGTTGCCTTTCACCTAGTGTCGAATAGTAATCACCTTTTGTCGTACTCTCGGTGATAGGAATAGCAAACACTGCTGCTAATCTATATTCTAGCAATTCAGCAAAGTAAGCTGGCAAAAAGGATTCATCTGGTTTGAAGGTATAGTCCAATACAACAGACGTGTTGTTTGTAAATAATTTATCACCATATATTTGATAGCTTGCATTAGCATCGTCTATATGTTGAGCCACTAAGAAATCTGTTGGTAATTGATATGCATATGTCCATTCATTAACTGGTGAAGCTGTTAATCTTGAAAGTGTAGACTTAGTTGATGCAAATCGCCAAGGATGTAAAGTTAGTAAGGATTCATAAGTGAGCTCGTATAAGTTTGCAGCTATTAATGCTGCTGTTGAATCATCTGTAAAGGATGATATTGTTTCTTCACCAATCAGCAATAATGCATTAGATGCTAGATCAATGGATGTATAGTTTTTAACTGCCATATAGTAAGAAAAGCCCCCGAAGGGGCTTAACCTATTTAGTCAGAGTCAGTTGCGTTGATAACTAAAGCGTCATTAACGTCAACTACTGTTCCACTATTTGCAGAAACTAAGTAGAACGCTGCTGCCAACGTACCACCAGTTGAAGTATTAGCCATAATTATATCGCCAACTTGAACGTCACCAGCTACTGCATTAAAGTAACCAGCTGAGTCTACTACTGCTGTTGCATCAGTTGTTGAGTAACCCCACATGCATGGGATTCCACTGTTTGCTGATGTTGTCATTCTTGCGAATGTTGATGCACTAAATGCCATAATTAACTCCTATTATTCAGTGATTTCGACTTTTACTATTCCAGCAGTGTCAATAGTGACAGCACCAGCTTTGTATTTGCCTAAAGAAAGCCATGAAGTTTTCTCTGGAATGTAGTTAACTTCCGTTGAAATATCAAGACCGATTGCACAACCGATAGATGACTTATGGAAAGCGAAGCAGTCACGAGTAGAGCCTGACTTAGCAAGACCACCTTCAGCACGAGTTTCCATCATTACGACATTGAAACCCATAAAAGTGTTTATCTCACCAGACATCAATGCACGCAATGTTGCATAATCTGCTGAAGTTGCTTTCTCTTCACCTAACAAGTCTTCAATACCTTCAGCTGAAGTCAAAAGAATACGGTCAGTTGACGGTACTCCGTTGTCATTCAACGTCTTTGAAGCTGTTGTTAGTTTTGCTACTGTTAAACCAGCAGAACCATGAGAAATAGTTGAACCAGCACTCATAGCGTCAACAATTAGTTGATCTGCTCTACGACCCATTGCACCAGCAATAGTTTCTGCAAGCTCTCTTCTTTCATCAAAGTTTACTTCTGCTGCATCAAACACGTCAGTGTATTCACCAGCTACCCAGTTTTGTAGGGTTGCTGCTACTTTAGCGTGTGAGATGTCCATAGGTGTTACATCTGTTTGACTAGCTTTTTGATTAGCCAAACCTTTACCCATAGTACGGAAGTTGTATGTATCACCAACAACACCAGTTCTTAAACGAACTGCACTACGGAGTTTTCCAGCTGTCTGGAAAGCGTGCTTTACTTCTGCATCGAATTGAGCTGAAGCTGCACTTGATAGACTGATAGACATTTGTCTTTCTCCTAAATTAAATTAAATTTTCTGTGTTCAATTCAGGTTTCCGAAATCGGGCTGAATCTAGCAATTTTTACAAGCTGCTTGACTTTTTTGATTTCGGGTCTTAGACAAGAGTGTCCGATAGGCGTAGTATAACAACTTACAATCAAGATACCACGTTATTTTGTATTTTTATTTTGTATTACTGCTTCATTAACATAGACTTGCTTGAAACCCCAGAGTTTTAATAGCTCTAGGGTTACATACATTGAATGATGTTTCATAAATTGACCATGCACTTCAGACCTATATTGAAGTTCTTTTACTGCATCTAACACATAGTCAATGTCATACTTCACTGTCTTATTTCATTTTGTGCTTGTTTGCCAAAGAACGCTTCAAACTTTGCATCAACTTCTTTTCTAAACGATGGTGACTCTTGATATTTAGGATCAGCAACTAATTCATACAACGCTTCTTTAGTAGTACTATCAATTGTTGTATTACTGCTAGGTGCTGCTACATCTGTTTCTCTTAACATACCACGCATTTTCTCTAACACATTGAAACCTTCAGCTGTTGTAACTAAAGTTTCTAATGCTTGGTATTCAGCTTCATCAAAATTAGTTTTAGCCCAAGAAGTAAAATCATTAATTCTTTGTGGTGCATCTTTACCAATTCTTTTTATTTCATCTTCAACAGATGGTACAGAATCTACCATGCCATTAAAATAAATACCCATAAGCTCTGTATGCTTTTCTTGTGATAGTCCAGCTTCAGCAGCCCATTCATTAAAGCTAACTAACATTGGGTCTTCAGTTGATATTAGCTCACCATCCATTCCTTCAGGTAGTTCTACTTTATAACCATCATCAGGTGCACCAGTAAATGCTCCTAACTTAGATTCTAATCCAGCATAAGCTTTTGCTTGATCAGCTACTGTTTTATATTTTCCTGTCTTAAACCATTCTGGTACATCACCTTCACCTTTAACTTCATCACTCATCATCCAGCCTTCAGGGGCTGCTTCAGTTGTTTCGGTTGTTTCAGTTACAGCTTCTGTTGTTGTTTCTTCAGGTACTTCTTGCTCACTTAATATACTTTCTTCACTCATTGTTGACTCCTCTAGGTAAATAATCGCCATTCTCTCTACGTTTTATGGCATTTTGTATAGTACGTATAACACTGTTTTGCCCCTCTCTGTAATAGCCTTGTTCAGCTGGCTGAGTAGGTATACAGACAGGTGCTTTAATATAACGCTCCTCCCAATGGTTTAAAACCTTCTTACCATCAGGAGTTTTAAATAGCTTTGCTATCATTGCGTCTAGGTCTTTATGCTCAACCACTCATTTGCCCCATCATTTGTTGGGCCATTTCTGGGTTGTTAGCTGCTGCTTCTGCTGCTTGAGCCATTGCTGCCTCTTCTTGCATCTGCTGCTTCATAGCATCTCTCTCGTTCTTATCTCTAATAAGATCAGGATTGACACCAAGTAACTTACCAATATGCTCTGGGAATGCTTCAAGATCAAGTCCAACTCTCACAGCATCTTCACCTACCATCATGGCAAATTGAACAAACTGAGCTAACTTATTAACTTCATCCATATCCTGTTGTTGAGCTAATGGTGAGATAACTTTTATATCTACTAACTGATCACCAACTTTAATTGGTGCTACCTTACCATTTCGTGCAAGAATATCTATTGCTCTTCTAATAAGTTTGTTAATAAACTCCATCTGCAATCTACCAAACGATGAACCAATGTCTGACATTAACTCTTGTTGTCTGATTGATACTTCAGTAGCTGATTTAGTTGGGCCTTCCATTGGGCCAAGCTGGTCATGAAACAAAGCCTTCTTGATGTTCTCTCTAAGGTCTTGGAGTATTAACTCACTAACATTAAAGTTACCACCAGATTGTAATGGTGACAATGAACCTTCAGCTGCTACTGGTATAACTGCTCCAGACTTAATGTTTACTGTCCAAGGATTAAGAACGCCATCATCAACAGCTGTATAAACTCCGATGATTTCTTTCTCAGCATTCTTTAGTACAAACTTAACAACTTCATTAGCTGTCTTAATATCAGGCAGTGCTGTCATGATAGGGCCACGACCATATCTTTCTCCAGCTACCTTAGACCAACGAAATACAATCCATGGTGAAACTTCAAAGTAGTCTTCAAAGATAACGTGTTTACTTTTCTCTTCGATAATGACATATTCATAATGTTTCTTATCAGGATTGTAAACAGTTGCTTCAATAATACTAACTAAAGTATCTGGTTTGCTTTCAAGCATTTCCATAACAGCTGGTGAACATTTGCCTTTCTTCCATATTTGTTTAATGTTACGAGCTGGATGTGAATGCAATCTAAAGACTGTTTCAACTGAACCCATTGGGCCATCCTCAATTAATAACTCTTTTAAAGGAACAGCTGTAAACTTTAATAGATCATCACCTTCACCTTCGTTAAGAAGTAATGCTCCAGTTCCTACAGCTAGATCAAGAAATGATTCGTGAGCTTCAGTAGCTAGATTGCTTGTGTTGATATAACTAAACAAAGTATTAGTAACTTCTTCTAGTTGCTTATCAATGTTATTAGCTTGTTCTTTTGGTATGCTTGTGCCAGCAGACAACTTAGCCCATTTTTTAAATGGTGGTACTAAAGTTGATTGAAGTCTGGATGCAAACCTTTGAACACCTATCAATGCTGTTGAATCATATATCTTAGTATTCTTTTTAGCACCTCCAGCATGCTCTCCAAATACCTCTCTTTGTGGAAGAGCATATTCATAACACTCTTTCCAATGTGACTCCCATGAAGAACGATGTTGTTTGGCTACTTCAAACCTTTTAACCAATGCAACAACCCCTTCTGGGCTCTTCTTATATGTTGGCATAATTTATCCTAATGTGTCTGACAATCCTGTCTCATCGTTACCTTTAGCAAGCAAAGTAGTCTTACCTCTTCGTCTACGTTTACCAGCTGTTGTTGCTTTCTTTTCAACATACTGCTCTTCTCTTAGACTTCTATCTCTATTAGCATCTGCTTTAACTTCAGCTTCAGATTTTTTTGGTGCTGCTGGTGGTGGTGCTGACTTCTTGCTGCTAAAGCCAAATGTCATGTGATCTTCTAACCATGCTAGGTTATATTTTGGTAATAAATTCATAGCGTATTGCTCCTTTTTATATAGTTGTGTAATTGCCTAGGTGTAACTACCCAAGCTGCTTTTATACCCATGAGTTGTTTGCATACTGTTACGCATGTCAAAATACCCCTGAAGATAAATTTGTGTTTTGTTTTTGCTTTGTATCTTATGACTGTGAAACCAGCTTTTCTCATAATATCTGGTACATCATCATCACTACTGTAAGGCATGATTGTTATATCTAAACATTGACCTAATGGATCAATCAGTATCCAGTTATAACCATCCCATTTAAAAGCACAGCAATGTCTAAAATGCTTTTCAGTAAAGACATCCCAGAAGTGTGGTACGTCTGAGTCACCACATGCTAAATAATAATCTATGTTTATGCTGTCAGCCATGATATGTTTGCTTGTGGTTGTCCTACTTGTTTTTGTTTACTTCTGTCTCTGAAGGCAATGGCAAAGTATCTGAAGGCATCTGCATAGTGACTTGACCAATCGTGGAGTGGGTGTGGTTTGTATATACCCTTCTTCTCATCGAACTCCTTCCTATACCTTCTGAGTGCTTGTAAACCATCCTTTGTGTTCGTTTTCTCAAAGTAACATTTGGGTAATATAGCCCTCGCTGCATGTATTCCATCCTCTATTGATAACCTTCTTACTACTCTAAAGTGTATGCCTAACTTACGTGCTGTCTCTAGTCTGGACTTACCAGTACCTAGCTCCCTTACTTGTATATCATGTGGTGCGTAATGCTCACCAAAGACTGCTGAGTTCTTAGTTCGCCAATCATGTAGCCAGTTAATATAGAACTGTAAGCCTTCACCTTGGTTTTCATAACAATCAACAACACGAATCTCCATACCAATCTGTTGTATAAGCCATATACAAGTGCTGTCCGACACACCTAAATCCCAGTACGTATCAACAGGAAGGTTAGGCTCAACTTTAAAGTCCATGATTTGATCTTGAGGTATAAACTTAGCAAAGTATGCACCATCACGATTAGATAAGACTTCACCTTCCCAGATATGATTGTATAAGTCTGTATTCTTTTCTTTAAGATAAAGCCTTTCCTTGTTTAACTGATTTGGAAACCAAGGGTTCTCAGACCAATTGGTTTTGACCACGTATGTTTGAGGTGGTGTGTTAACTACAAAACGTTGATAAGTGTCATCCATTTCATCATTAGGATTAAAGCTAATCATAAACTGACTGCCTTCTTTTCTTACCGTTGGAATAAGAGTCATCCAGCTGGAGTAAGACAACTGATCAGCTTCTTCGCAGAAACAAATGTCTATGCCTTCCATAGATTTAACTTTAGATATGTTTGATTTGACACCTTCAAAGATAAAACGTGAACCATTTGTACCTATGATTTGAGTCTTCTGTACATCGAAATAATCTCTCAAGCCCATTCTTTCGATTGTGTCAGCTAAAAGTTGTAACACTGATTCTGATATGCTTCGTTGTACTTCTCGTACACATAGTATTCTGGTTGGTTTCTGGAAAGCTCTTAGCACAAGTATCTGGGCTATAGACCAACTCTTAGCACCACCTCTGCCTCCATAGCTGACCAAATACCTATATTGTGGGTCTAAGAAAGGCTTAAATTGTTTAGTAATTTTTAGATCAATCTTCAAGCTTTTCCTCTAATAAAGTATCTACTACAGTTATCACCACGTTGTTCTCTTGTTGGCCCTGTATGTTTACGTCTTTAATATCAGCGTAACCTCGATCTCTTAACACCATAGGAGCAAACTTGTTAAGCACTACTGGATTCCTGTCTTCAAACACTTGCTTATTAATTTCATCTTCCCATCTATCCTTTAATGCTTCTCTGGCCTGATCAACTGCTACGCTAAATGTGTCACTTTCTTTTGACCATCTGTAATATGTTTGTCTTGTTACGTCAGCTGCAATACAAGCTTTACTCACGTTACAGTAGTGATTGACATAACCATTGATAAACTTGACTTGATTATCAGTTAATCCTTCACCAATTAAGATAGGTAATTCTTTAGACATTAGTGTTTAGTATTACTCTCAGGATTTGATCTGTTGAAACTTATCTCAGCTTCTTCTAGCATGTCAGATATTCCATTATGTACATCGTTAGGAGTTATATCTTCAAAGTCTGCAATGACTAACAATGCAGCAATATATCTTTCAGCTAAGTTCTCTGGATCGTCATCCCAATTATCTAAATGTGTGAATCTATCATTTACCATTTTTTACTTCATTTATGTTATTCACCAGTCTTTGGCTCTTTAGCATTTTCGGATTGCCATTCTTGAAAGTTACCCAACTCACGAATAATTAATTCAAAATTGTTCTTACCCATTTCATCTTTGCAAATGTAACGACCACCTTCTGCTAATTTCTTGACTCTATGAATCTTGTTCATTAGTTTTTCCATTTCAACTATCAACATCTATCTCCTGTTCTGAAGGTAATCTAACTCCATATTCAGCAGCGTGTATTTCTATTTGCTCTAAAAAACTTTGAAATTGTCCAACTGTTAAATGTTTTGCTCTTTCTTGTTTATTAATTTTTGCACCATCAACTTTGCTAACAAAAGATGTTTCTCCTAATATTGATTGCTGCAATATTTCAGCCATCTCACCTTTATGATGTCCATGAAAATCACCAAGGACTTTCATCCAAACCCAAAATAATTTATTTTGTTGACCTGATCTTGTAAGGGCATCTTCTTTTATAGTTATTACAACTTTGTCTTTATCTGTCACATTAAAAAAAGACATTAAATAATGTGGAAACATCTTTATAGCTTCATCTTGCTGCAATCTTCTAGCGAGTAATCTCACGACAATAAAGTTTTTCTTTTAGCTGTTTTCATTGCTTGCTTAAATGCATTATTTTTGGGTGCACCTTTTGCACCTTGTTTACGCATTTTTTCTCCAGAACCAGCAGCGATTCTTTTCCGTTTTGCGTGGATATTGGCATATAGTCCATCTGCCATTAGCCTAGACCCAAAGCGTTAGCTAATACACCAACTACAACAAACGCTATTACGATTGCTATTTTAGGATTAGCTTTTGCCCATGCTTTTGCTTTTTCAAATTGTTCCATTTTTTACTCCTTTATTATTATTTTTTCTTTTTTTTGTTTTTAACAGGTGGTCTTCCTCTAGTTTTTCCGTATGTACCTTTACCTTGTGGCATTTCTCTCTCCGTAGTTATAAAGGTATAGGACACTCCTTATTTTTTGCAACACTAATCGCAGTAACACATAAAAAAATGCCCTATACGTTTATAACTTTATCTTCATACAACTTTCTTATTGTTCGTATAACTCCTTCAGTAAAAAAATTACGTATCATGTCTCGGTCTTTATCACTTGTAACTCTTCCATCTACAACGTCATGACATGCTGAACAACAATGAGCTGCAAGCAAATCTGGACTCTTAGTACCCATTCCAAATGATGGAAGGTGGGCTAAGACCGTTGTTTCGTTTTCACCACCCGATATGCAAACAGTAGGAAGCATTACTTGACAGGGTTGGCCCTTTGCATATTTACGCAGCTTAGACATTTTGCTTTTCCTGTAAATACTTAACTAACTCATCAGACCTTTCCGTTCTTAATCTTGCACAACGCCTCATCATCATTAACAGCTTTGGTATCTTTGGTGGAAACTCACTACCTTCATCAGAAATCTTATCTAAAGCTTCTTCCCAAGACAGGACAACCATATCATCGTGCCTAGCTAACTGAGAAGCTAAAAACTTCCACAGCTCTGCCTTGTCTTGTGCCTTTGGAGTAGCCCAGCCATATTCCATCTCTAAACGTGTATAAATCTGTGAAGTTATATCAAAGTAATCTAATTTACTATCCATTAGCTTGCTCCAGTTTTTTCATAGACTTTTGCATAGCTAACTTATCAAGGTTAGGTTTAGTTTGAGCCTGTATAACCTTACCTCTCATCTGAGCATGTGTTTGTGGTGTAGCTTTAAAACTTACCAACCAATCTTTACGTACATAATTTCTAAAGGCTGATTGCAAATCATTATATGGCTCACCTGTTTTGTTTGTAGCTGCATCCTTAAACTCTTGAACTGCGATATGTAATACTCGATCTACTACAGAGCCATACTTGTCACTTACTGCTAATATAGACGTTTCATTTGGATAAAAATTTTCTATAAAAGAACTATTAAAACTTGTAGTATTACCTTTGACCTTTTCGTCAATAGGGGTCTTGACTTTATTATCATGGGGGGTATTGATCTTTTCGTCAATAGGGGTAGCTAAACTTATAAACCTCTTATCTATTTGTTTGCTTCCTTGCTTGTATTTGATCGTTCTTTTAATAAAACCTAACTTCTCAAGGTGCGATACCCATCTGCTCACAGTCTCTATAGAAACGTCATACAGGCCAGCAAAATATTTGTTGGTTGCAAAGCATTGACCGTTCATGTTTGTAAGTGCTGTAATTTCAGCAAACAATAATTTCTCATTAGGCTTTAAAACCTTTGAGTATCTTACGTCTGCTGTCAGTATTGCATAATAACTTGGTTGTTCCTTTATATTTGTTTGCTCAGTATTCATCACGTATACCCTTCAATATTAAAATTAAAATAACCACTACCTTTTCCTACTACCTTCTTTTCAAGCTCTAAGCTGTAAATTCTATTGTCGTTAAAGCCATATCGCTTTTGAAGAATGTCCAAAATTGGTTTGACAATGTTATCCAGATCGCTTGCAGCAGATTGAAACCCAGCCTCGATCTTGACAGCCAGCTTGCCTTCTGGGATTTCGTACCTTGGTAACATTAGCAAAATTTGTTTTTCATAGGCTTTATATTTCTTTGTCTTAAATCGCTTTCCTTGCCAGCATTCATTAATACTTAAAGCTGGAATATGAAGTTGCACAGTCATGCTAAAAAGCAAGTATATTTTGTGATAAAATTCTTTTGTTAGACATAAGACAATATTTACTGATTGAAGAATTCAGGGCAAAGAAGCCTACGATTGAACAAACCATCAGTCTTTTCTTCAATTTTTATAGCTACTCGTGGTGGAATTCCATTTTTCAACCAGTAATAGATGTGTCCATGTTTAACATCAAGGAAATCAGCTAATTTTTTTTGATTTCCAAAATGTGCGATTAATTTATCCATGGCGTAAGTATACAATGTTTTTTTGTGCAACACGTCTTAATTTGGTAAAGTGGAGTAAATAATGTCAAGTGATGTGACTAAAGTAGTAATAGATAATGTTAAAACTCTTGGAGAGAGAGTTAAATTATTAAGAAAAGATAAGGGCCTTACACAATCAGAGTTAGCTGGACTAGCTGGTGTTACATATCAAAACATTCAATTTTGTGAATCAGGAAGAATTAAAGTTCCTAGATACATAAAAGAATTAGCAGATGCTCTTGGCACTTCTGTTCAATATCTTCTTGATGGTGAACTAGAACCAAATGTGGTAAGAATACAGCAGCATATTTCATTAGTTGCAGTTGATACACCAGTTACTCCAGACCTTAAAAGTGATTTTTATCTAGTCAAAATTAAAAAGAATGATCGTTTATATTTGCCTGAAGGTGCTACGACTATAGGTAAAGTTAATAAAATTTTTTCAGGACATAGTAATTAATTTTAAAATAATTAACATTGCTACTTAAAACAAGGTAGTATTGATAATGATTATCATTTACAAAATGATTAAGGTGCAGAGGAGCTAGACACCTAAAACAAGCGAGCTCTATCGACTGATACTGAAAGCAGCGATAAACAAATTAAATACAGAATGGCTCTATGCCACTACTTGCAGTTGAAAGGGTGTTGCCCTTAAACAACATGGGAAGTACCCATGAGCAAGTAGTGGAAACCTACATACTCAACAAACTAACAGGGAATTGAGTCAGCTCCTTCAAGTGAACTCTTATTTGGCACAGGCCATAACTATACAAGATGGTACTACAGAAGTTTTTTAACTTGCTGTAACATCTATAAGTACAACTTGGTTTCGGCTACGATATATAGCTGGATGCTCAACATGAGTAAGACATACGTACAAGTATAAAAGGACAAATGGAGTAAATATGTTAGATAATATAAAATCATCGTTGCATTACGATGTTGCAATAGCCAGCAATTATTCTGTTTTTGCAGAAAAACAATTAGAACAATTTAAAGATCACGTTGTTGACGCTTTAGAAGTTTTAATTGAATGGATAAAAAACAGAGCTCACGAAATATCTAAAATTGTTTATTTAGCAAGTGACATAATGGAAATAGCTCAAAACATTCCATCATGGGTTGATAAACAAACACTAATAGATATGACTACAGAAATAGATCAAGATATACAAAGCATTGCTGAACAAGTTGAAGCATGTGCATCTGGATACCCTTATAATATTTCTGATCAAATAACTAATATAAAAAATAACTATTCATAGATATTTGGTATAATATTTACACGCTTCTCATCACGTAGCGTACCCCCCAGAGTCTTTAGCAATAGGGCCTCTGGGTTTTTTTCGTCTATTAGCACAAAAAAACTTTGCGTTTATTTCACCTATTAGCAAAAAAATAGATTATACTATGCATATACAAACTAAAAATACGTAAAAACAAGGGTTTGTGTGCTAAGTGGATAAGCAAATTTCCACAACTTTAAGGAAAAACGTGATGAATAAGATTGTAACTTACCAATTAGATAGCTGGGTTGATACTTGTGTAATGAAAGATTTATTACAAATTGCTGGCTTTGAAATATTTTTTAAGAGCTGGATTGACGAAGGCAAAGATGTACCAGAAGGTATGTATTTTATGATGGATGAACAGCTTGATCATAAAATTAGTATTCACAACATGAATGACGAATGGAAAACTGAAAGAGTCATTAGTGATATTTTAGGATTTATAAAATTTCACGTTGTTGAATTTGCACCTAGCCTTGATGAAAAAGAAAATGCACTTTCTAACCTTCTTAAAAAGGAGGTAGCGTAATGAATACATACGATGAATTTAAAGACGCTGGAGCACATCTTTCTAAAGCAGCTTGGCATTTTGCTAGAGATTTAGTTTCTCAAGGCTATGGGCCTCTCATTGCTATCGAAGAAGCTGAAAAATTTGATTATAAATTAAATGTTCTTGCTGCATGGGAGGGCATTAATTTTGATGAATTTAAAAATGCAAACGAAAAATCAGCTTAATGAATTAGCCGAAGCAGCTGCCAGTTTTCTGGTGGCTGTATCACTTTTTATTTTCTTAATTATTGGAGTTATATTGATATGAGTATTTCAGAATATTACATGGATCAAATTGATAACCTACCAGAAAATAATCATGCTTCACCTGATGAGATTTTAACTGGACAAGCTGCTTTTGATCATGTTGCAGCTCTTGTTGACAAAAATCTAAAAGATGTCAGCACAGAACATAAACGTTTTGCTGATGCTTACTACAATGCAATATTTGAAGATCAAGATAATAAACACATTCAGTATTGCAAAAACCAAATGGATCATTTGCAGCAACTAGCTAATGATGGTCAAGAATATATAGTTAACTTTTAAGGAGACGTGATGACAAAATCTAAAAAAAGTAATTTTCAAAGTTTGTATGAAATTGATTGTTCTAAGAATGTTGAGGCAAAAGGTAAATTTAATTATTTGTCTTGGGCTCATGCTTGGAGATGGTTAAAAGAAAGACACCCTGATGCGACATACACAATATATAAAAATGTTGAAGGATGGAACTATCATACTGATGGTAGGACTGCTTGGGTTGAATGTGGTGTAACAGTTGATGGACTTGAGCATGTAGAGCATTTGCCAATTTTAAACTTTCAAAACAAAGCCCAGAAACTTGAGACAGTTGATTCAATGGCTGTTAATACTGCAATCAAACGATGTGTTACAAAAGCTATTGGCTTGCATGGAATGGGTCTTTATCTATATGAAGGTGAAGACTTACCTGATCTACCAACATGGGATGCAGATAATCCTGATATGCGTGGCAATTACATTGCTCAAATTAAAGTTGCTTGCGATAACAAAGATGACATAGCAACTGTTGAAGCATATCGTGATTTAACAGCTTCACAGCAGAAAGATGTTTGGAGGGATTTTAATCCTGAAGAAAAATCATTTATTAAATCATCTTGCAGAGATGCTGCTGAAAGGAAATACAACTAAATTCATAGGAGGTTTTGGGCTGCACCTTTTCCTTAAAAGCAGCCCCTTATTAATAGGAGACACAGATGAACAAATTAACTAGAGATCAAAGAGTATTAAAATTTTTACAAGAAAACGAAACAATGAATTATATGGATGCATTATTTACTTGTAAGACTAGTAGGTTATCTGCTGCCATTTTTAATCTTCGTAAAGACTACGACATTACAACCAAACTTGTAGCTCATAAAAATACTTTTGGTGAGCTTGAGACAGTAGCACAATATAAATTAATAGCCTAGGAGGCAACATGGAAAAAGAAGAAGAATTATATGTAAGTGGTGGTGGTAAAGAAAAGTTTGATGGCAATGTAGTTGAATTTGCATTAGATTTATCTAAGGTTCAAGACGCTAAAGATTGGTGGTATGAAATGAACGGTAAGAAATATCTTAACTTAAAGGTTTGTAAAAAAAGAGAGGTTGATCAATATGGTAAATCTCATCGTATCTTAGTTAATACTTGGAAGCCTGACAAACCTCAAGCTGTTCAAGAACATGCTTCTCCAACACCCCCACCTATGCCAGAAGATTTTTATAGTGAGCCTGAGTTTGGTTAATGGGAACTACTAAGACAAGAGTTCTTGTTGATCAAGAGTTAATTGATAAACATGGGGCTGTAATAACTGCTGAAGATGTAATGCGTATAACAGGTATTACATCTAAAACTACAGCCCTCAAAAGAATGGACTCTGAAACAGATCAACAAGTGCTTTCTAAGAAAGGAGCTAGAATGGGTTACGCATATAGTGAGGCCCATCAAAAAAACAAACTTAATTATAAGCTTGAACATTTTAGCAACAAAGCTAGACGTGACAAGCATATTAAAGCAACTAGACCTTATTATGATCCATGGTTCAGAATGGCATTAAAGATTATATGATAGAATATAAAACAATCAGGCAATTCGCATCCGAGTCAGGTTATTCAGAGGAGGCTATACGTACTAAGATTAGTCGAGGTGTGTTTAGAGAAGATGAAGTTTGGGTGCGAAGTCCTGATAACAGGGTTTTAATTAGCATAGAGGGCTTTAACGTATGGGTAAAAAAAGGACAGGAGTTCGTAAAGGAAGTGCTAACAGCATCGTCATCACATTCACCTATCAAGGAACACAATGTAGACCAAGAATATGGGGTGAACCCACTGAAACTAACTTAAAAGCAGCAACAAAATTTAGAGCTAGGGTTTTAGACGCTATAGAAGATGGCACTTTTGATTACGCTACAACATTTCCTAAAGACAAACAAAGATATTTATTTAATCCTACATCAGCAATTAAAGTCAAACAATATCTTACTGAATGGTATGAAGGACATAAACATAATTACGCTGATTCTTCTTTAGAAAAAAATACCAACATAATATACAATCAGCTAATACCAACTTTTGGAAAATATCCAATAGCAGAGCTTAAATGGTTAGATATAAAAAAATGGATAAAGAAACAATCTAATACAACTAAGACTTTATCAAACAAACTTACTTTATTAAATCAAGCGTTGGATGAAGCAGTTGATGATGAGCTTATTGCAGTTAATCCTTTATATGGTAAAAAATTTAAAGGAAAACTTGTAAGTAATAAGAATGAAATTATAGACCCATGCTCTACAAAAGAAATAAGATTAATATTAAATTCTTGTGATGGTCAAATACATAATTTATTTACTCTTGCTTTTTTTACTGGTCTAAGAATCAGTGAGTACATAGCTCTTACATGGAATGATATTGATTGGTCTAATAATAGATTGCATGTAAATAAAGCAATGACTCAAGCTGCAAAAATAGTTGGGCTTCCAAAAACATCAACAAGTTATAGATGGGTTAAATTAACAGAAGATGTTATTACCATTTTAAAAGACCAAAAGCAATATACTTATCTACAGAACAAAGAAATATTTCATAACCCAAGACTTAATAAACCTTGGAAGGGTGATCAAGCTATTCGTAAAACTGGCTGGACTCCTATATTAAGAAAAGCAGAAGTGAGGTATCGTTATCCATATCAAACTAGACATACGTTTGCTTCTCTTGCTATAACCTCTGGTGAGAATATAGGCTGGGTGTCAAAACAAATGGGCCATAAAGATGCTGGTTTTACTTATAGAACCTATGCTAGATTTATTGATGAAGATGCTCCAGAAGCTGGCAATAAATTTGCAAGCCTTATAAATCCAAAAACTGAGCTAAAAATAGCATCAAAATAGAGTGTTAATGCAACATTAATGCAACATTCCCTCTACAGACACTACTAATAAAGCAACAGACGAGGGTTCAATTCCCCCCATCTCCACCACGTAACCCTTGCTACGAAAGCATTCTTAAATTGGATGTTGCATTATTATATGTCTGAATATGGCTATTTTGGGCTGGTTAATGCAACATTAATGCAACATTTAACTTCTTACCATTTTGAGAGACGCTGTGTTTCTTCCTATCTCTCCGAAGTCTTTATGAAGTAACACGCAACTTAAATCTTTTCCAGATCTATATCCAGCTCCAGAGTGCCAAGCATCAGAACCAGCAAGAGTACGAAACGATTCCCACATACAACCAGAGAACTCCATAGCTTGTTTATTATGTATATGTCCTGTGTACCAATAT